GTGTTTGCCATTTTTCTTCTCCTTGAATAATCTACTGTCTTGGCGAGTCTGCTAGGTCAGTCAGTAGAAGTTAATAAACCCTAGAAAATTATTTATCTATATCTTTAATTAATTTTAATACTTCTTTATCTTCTTTTTGTTCTACATCTGCTTGTTTCTTTGCAGAATCAAAAAGCATCTTTTGTTGTTCTAATTGTATCTTTTCTTCTTCAATAGCTAGTTTAGTCATTACGTCTAATTGTTTTAATGCCTCTCTACTTGTTCTATCATCAACACCTTTTTGTGCTTTTAGTGCTGTGTTCACACCTTTTTGTTCAGCGTCAAACATTTGACCTTGACGTTTAATATCTAACTCTTGTGCCTGTATTGCTATCTTAGCATTTTCTTTAGCAGCATCTAGTTTTAATTTTTCTTTTTCTAATTCTACTTTAGATTGCTCTAATGCTACTAACTGTTGTTCTGGTGTCATTTGTTTACCCATTGCAATATTAGCATTTAATACATCTTGAGCTGCAGCAGCCATAACAGCTTCTATATCTGTAGGTGTTCTAGGCTGTTCTGGTAACTGTTCCATCATTACTCTAGTTGTACCATTTATTTGTTCTTGATATTTCATCAATGTATGTTCTTGTATATTAGCTTCTAGTATTGGTTTTACTCTTGCCATAATAGGATTAGCACCATTCATTGGGTCTGATAAATATGCCATTTTAACTTGAATATGGGCATCATGATTTTGCCCTGTAAAAGCAGCTATAGGTAAACCTTTTGTTGCAGCAGCAATATCTGATACTGGGTCTAAAGGTTGTGGCCTAGGTGCTACTGGTAATATCTCTTCTACGTTAGGCATATTAGCAGCATTTAAAATAGTTCTATTTAATGCTTCTAAGTTAAACATTCCTGGTGGTGATTGTTGTGCCATTTGTAATGCCATATTTGCTAACATCATTCTATGTGCATTACTTGGTATATTAGGGTCACTTACAGGAATAACATCTACTGCACCATCAAAATCTTTTCTAAATATTTCTCTACTTGCATTAGGAACATCATAAGGATATTCTGTAGGTAAATAATCAAAATCTATTTCTGCAATAATTTTAAATTCATCTCTTTGTGATTTATGTAATCGTTTATGGATACCAGAAAAGAATTTACTAGAGGCTTCTAATAAAGCCATAGTAGTTCCTACTGGTCCATAGGAGGCAGCATCAGAAACTATTTGTTCTGTGCTGTCTGCAAACTTCTGACCTGCAGCAGTTACAAATCCAAGCATGTTGTATAGCACTGAGGAAGGCTCTTTATATGGGAGAGGAACAATCGCCTTTTGTAAATCTATACCTGTTGCTTCGACCTCCTTGAACTCACCAGGAGCAATAGGTTCGTTGTCGCCCACCATTCTTACTCCTTTTGCCTTAAACCCTCCTGGTAAATTAGCAAACTGCCCAGCATCTACAAGACTCCTCATTGCTGCAGTCGCTGTTAAGGTTAAATTACCTAGGAAATGTATAAGACCTAACCCATAGAAACTAAATCCTGGAACAAATTTGTAGTGGACAAAATGCATCCTTTTTTCTTTATTTGTATCACCGGCTCTATAGTTTCTACGAATACTTAATATTTGGCGAGACTCCTGTTCTACAGTTACAATGTATGGAGCAAACTCACCCTCTTCACATTCTGGGTCAGGAATGTCAAGATGTAAATGTTGTTCTAATAATACATATTGTGGGTCACTATCAGCAGTTGGTGAGATACCCATAATAGTATTTAATTTTTCTGAAAGAGTTGTTTGAGAAGGATTAGATGCATCTGGTAATTCTACATCTGAATATATTCCTGACTCAATATCTCTTTGCATATCTACTGGATTACGATAAATGATATGTGTGTATCTATCAGCTTTTCTTAAATTACTTGCATAGTATGATACATAAAATTGGTCAATAGGTACAAACTCTGAAACAGGTCTTTCTAATCCAGCATCATAATAAACCTTTTTAATAGCAGAACCTATTAGAGGTAAATGAAAAAGCATTCTTTCAAACTCATCAAAGTATTCTGGCATTTGTTCAGTCAACTGATAGTTCATAAAGTTTTGAACTCTGTTTGCCTGCTCTTGTTTTTCTACAGATTGTGTTCCTAATATCTGTGCCTTTACTGGCCCACCTACAGGAAATAATTCTTGTGATGCTTTAGATTGAAACTTCACTGCAGACTCTATTAATAGTGGGTGCACTGCAGTACAAGCACCTTCAAAAGGTTCTGTAGCATCTTCTAGTTTTAATCCTAATAAATCAAAACCTCTTTCAAACATAGAGTCCCACTCAGACCTAGAATCTTTATCTGCTTGAAAGTTTCCAATAACTGTTTGTGCAACATCTTTTAATACTTCTTCATCCATATCTGTTGCTAGATTAGAATAGTATTCCTTTGCTGTTACTTCTTCTTCTATATTTTCTTCACCAAAGTTTACTGTTACTCCACCATCAGTATCTACTTCAAAAGATACACCTTCATCTTGCTTCGGTGTATTTATTGATATTACATTTGTTGTTTCTTCTTTTTTCTCAAATGGATTTTTTTCTACTGCCATTATTTATCCTCTCCTAATAATTCTTTTCTTCTTGGTAAATCTTTTAATCCTGCACTTTGATTAATAGCTTTAACTTCATCATCTCCTAATACACGATTTATTTTCATTTCTCCACCAATTAACCAACTTGTTTCTTTTACTTTAGGATTTGTATTATATTTATAAAATCCTCCTGATGGTATTCTATCTGTGATATGTGCAGTCCTTGCATCTATTGTACCATCTTTTTTTATTCTAGCATTTTTATTAGCAATAGATTGATAATCTTTATCTGCAGGTAATTCTACTTCTGCCCATACTTGATTATCCTCTCTTACATTAGGTTGAAATTTTCTATCTGTAACTCTTTTACCTGTTGCAGGGTCTACCTTTCCACCTATATGTGTAGCTATTGGAAACTCTCCAGCATGAAATCCAGGTCTGTATGCTAACTCTCCTATAGAAGATTTTACTTTACCTGACTTTGCTAATTCACCTGCTTCAGATTTAATCCACTTACCAACAGGTAAATCTTTATTACCTTTCATTTTTACAAATAAAGGAAATAATTTTTTATCTTTTACTTTAAATAATTTATATGCCTTTACACTATTTTTAGGTGTTACTTTATCTAATGTAGTTTTTTGAACTGCTTCAGCAACATCATCAATAACGTGTGCAGTTTCATCTACACTGGTTGAAGCAGTTTTATTAATTATATCATCAATATTTTTTGATAATAATTTAGCACCTGCTTTTGTGCCTCTAGCTGCAAAACCAAATAAAGGAATAGAACCTAAAGCTGCTAGTGTTGTAAGCCCAGCTTTTAATGCTGTCTCACCATAATTACCTTCTTCAAATGCTTCTTTTGTTTCTTCAGCAAATTTTTTAGTTTCATATGCTGATATAGCTTCACCAGTTCCAGGAGCTACTGCTAAACCTAATTGTTGTGCCATAGGTAAATCTTCATATTGTTTATATACACTCTCGGCAAAATCTGCTAAGTTTTGTTTTTCAACATCATTTAACTCAGGCATTTCAAACTCAGGTTCAACAACAGGTGTTTCACGTTTAGGTGCCTGTGTTGCTAGTTGTGTATATAATTCTACTGGATTCATAGTTACCTACATACACACATCATCATAATGTGCATTACAGCTTCTTCTATAATTATTTAAATCAGAAGCATTTACTTTTTTATTAAAAAATTTTTTTATTATTTGTATCATTTATTTAATGCCTAGTTTTTGTTTTTCTTTTGCAGTTAAAAATCCTTTATAATCTACACCAGATTCAAAAGCAGCTATGGCATTTTTAAGATTTCTATTCTTTGGTGTTTTCTTTAACATTTCTTTTAATTTACCACCAATCGTTTTATTTTTTGTACCTTCTTGAAATTTAAATTTATATGTTAATCCTGCACTACCTTCTTGTCTATCTGGTTTATACTCACCTTTGCCTTCTAAAGCATGTCTTCCTCTTTGTACTTCTAGTTTACCAGAAACTTTAGAACCTTGTAATTTATTTGGCCCTTTGATAAGACTTTTAGTTTTACCATAACCTTGTATCTGTGCATTTACTTTATCACCAAGTTTAAAATCAACTTTAGCTTTTGCTTTACTTAAATTAATATTTACTTTTGGTTTAATGATTAGTTTAGATTTAGGTTGTTTTTTCTTTTTGTCTTTTTCCATAATTACCTCTTACATCTATTATACCACTAAACTCTCCAATATGCAACCCTTTTTTTATTATTTATTTC